TTGGATGGAACGATCCAGCTAACGCTAACTGGTATGATCAGTTTATTAAAGTTATAAATGCAGCACTCCCCGCAAGTCGACAGTTTGGAAATGCCGACGATAAAGCCGATATATACGGCATTTCCACAGAGCAATATCGATTCCAGGGATCTAATGTTAATGTACCTGTGTACAGTTTTGCCAAAGCAATTGACGGAAGAAATATGACCTTTGAAGTAGTATCTACTACGTTTAAAGGCGCAGAAGAAATATACGAAGAACCGCCTGCCATCGGCAATAGATTAGCGTTTGTTTATAGAAATGACGGCAGAGGTGCCGGCAGTACTAGCAGCGGATTCTTCCTGCATTTTAGACAAGGATTACTAAATCAAGGCACATTTACTATTGATCAGCCAGCAACAAATGAAACAGTTGACCTTGATGCTGTTAACGTTAATAACACTGATGTGTGGTTATATCGCTTAGATCAAAATAGTGTTGAGTCAGAATATTGGGCCAAAGTTCCTAATCTTGAAGGCAATAACATTATCTATAATAGTCTAAACAAGTCTATTAAAAATATTTATAATGTTATTACTAGATCAAATGATCGTATTAGTCTAATATTTAGTGATGGAACTTTTGGCAATCTACCAAGAGGTACATTTAGAGTTTACTATCGCGCAAGTAACGGCATTAGCTATACAATTAATCCTCGCGATGTAAAAAACGTTTTAATCTCGGTTCCTTACGTGTCTAATGTAGGGCAAGCAGAAACTCTAACACTAACGCTAAGTTTGCAATCATCTGTAAATAATTCTACAGAAGCTGAAACAAACACTAGTATTAAAAATAATGCACCAGCAACCTATTACACACAAAATAGGATGATTACTGCTGAAGATTACAATGTAAGTCCGTTAGGAGTTAATCAAGAAGTTGTTAAAGTTAAAGCAGTTAATAGAAGTGCCAGCGGCATTAGCCGATACTTTGATTTAATTGACCCCACTGGAAAGTACAGTAAGACAAATTTGTTTGGCGATGATGGGGCACTTTATAAAGAAGAATACACAACTAGTTTTAGATTTAATTATACTAGTCGTACCGATATTGAAGCAATGATTTATAATCAATTGTACGAAACTTTAAAAACAAATCAATTGCGAGATTTTTACTACTCTAAGTTTTTTAGAATTGCCACAGACTCATTAAGTGTTACTTGGTATAGTAAGACAACAGACACAAATCAGTCAACAGGCTACATTGGAGAATTTGAATCACCATATAAACTTGGAACATATACCAGCACTAATTTACGATTTGTTGCCGCAGGTGCGTTATTAAAATTCACAGCACCTGCCGGATACTATTTTGATAGAACCAACGACAATGCAAAAACTTTTGGCTCAGCATCGGTTGCCAACTCGACTACTACGTTATGGGTAAAAGTAATATCAGTATTGGGCGACGGAACCAACGGCGGCAAAGGCGCCCTAGATGACGGATCTGGCACAATTATATTAAATGATATTGTTCCCGAAGGCGCAGTATTATCTGAAATTATTCCAGCATGGAAAGCTACGATTAATACAACGGTAATCTCTACCATGGTAGATTTAATATTTTCTAATAAGCCCTTTAGATTACGATACGATATAGAAACTGCTACTTGGAAAATCATATTTGAAGTAAATTTAAATTCTCTAGATAATTTTAGTCTTGGTAAGCAAGGAGATAACTCTAATCAGCAATTAGATTCAAGCTGGTTAATATTGTTTACCACTGATACTGAATTTTACACAGTTGCTTCTCGACAACTACGGTATATTTTTGAAAGCAATAATCAGATTCGATTCTTCTTTGATGCAAGTGATAAAATTTATGATACTAGAACAAACACTATTGTAAAAGATAAAATCAAAGTACTGGGAATTAATACAGCACCTCCAGGTTTTATTAATTCATTCACTTATGATCGTGATTGGGAAATTACCGAAGAGTATACTGGGTTAGATGGATATGTTGATACAAAGAAAATTCAAGTTACTTTTAGCGATACCGACGATGACAGTGTAGTTGATAATCCAGAATTGTTTGAAGAAATTATAGATCAAGAAGACCCGCTTAACCCAGTTACAGATAATAAAAAATATATAATACTTGAAAGGTATGTAATTGCGCAAGGCCAAGAAGATTACAAACTTTTTGACAACAGTGGCAATACAATTATTATTTTAGGCACTCAGCCAACACTAACATCAAGTTATACAGACGGACAATATTTTTACTTTAAAGATGCAATGGTTGTTAAAAGATTTAATACTAGTACATCTACATTTACATTATCATTAAATTACAAGGTATACAATGGCCGAAGAGATATTAAGTTTCAATATATTCATAATGCAGATTATGAATCTCGCATAGATCCTGGATTAACAAACATTATTGATACTTTTGTATTAACTAAACAATACGATAAAACATACCGACAGTGGTTATCAGGATCACGAACAACTGAACCCCTAGCACCGAGTACTGATTATTTGTATACATTACTATCCACAGATCTTAATAAAATTAAATCTATTAGTGATGAATTAATTTATCATCCAGTAAAATACAAAGTATTATTCGGGGAGAAAGCTTCATTGGATGTACAAGCAACTTTTAAAATTGTAAAAAATTCAGAAGTTGTTATCAGTGATAACGATATCAAGTCAAGAGTATTGGCAGCAATTAATGAATTCTTTGCTCTTGAAAATTGGGACTTTGGGGATAGTTTTTACTTTAGTGAATTATCGTCGTATGTAATGAATCGCCTAACTCCTAATATTGTAAACTTCTTAATAGTACCTAAAGATACTACACTAACATTTGGTAGCCTATATGAAATACGATCTGAAAAAGATCAAATTTTTATTAACGGTGCAACTATAGACAATATTGAAATTATATCGGCAGTGACTGCTAGTAAAATTAATAGCAGCGGAACAATAACTATGACAACATCTACATTGAGTACACAGTCTATTACTAGTGGGAGTTATTAATGGCAAATAACGATCAAAACGAATCAGGTCTTCCATTATCGGGTAAAGATAACAGAGATTCTGCTAGTTTACTGCCACGAATTTTTAGAACAGATAGTAACAAAAAGTTTTTACAGGCAACATTAGATCAGCTTACTCAACCGGGTACTGTTAAAAAAGTTAATGGATATATTGGACGTCAAAATGCAAAAGCAGTAACATCTGCTGATATTTTTGTAACAGCCACTGACACTGCTCGTCAAAATTATCAATTAGAACCAGTTGCAGTTATTCAAGATTATCTTGGAAATATTAATTTTTATAAAGATTACATTGATCATATAAATCATGTTGACGTATTTGGGGGCAATGTTTCAAACCACGAGAGGCTAAACAGCCAAGAATCATACTCGTGGAATCCACATATGAATTGGGATAAGTTTGTCAATTATCAACAATACTACTGGTTACCTTACGGTCCACTGCCCATAGAAGTTGCCGGACAACAGCTAGCCATAGAAAGTACATATACAGTTGCCGCAGTTGACGAGTCGGATAATTATGCGTTTCTATTCTCTCCTGATGGATTAACTCGAAATCCCACATTGACATTATATAGAGGACAAACATACACGTTTGTTATTAATTCTCCGGGTAACCCCTTTAGCATTAAAACTACTAGAGTTTCCGGAAATCTTGAAAGATATACAATTGGAGTATCAGATAGTGCAGTAGAGGATGGAACAATAACATTCACAGTCGGGGTCAATGCGCCCGACGTATTATATTATGTTAGTGAGAATAGTGTAGATACTGGAGGAGTATTCCATGTATTAGACATTGATGATAATACTTACTTGAATATTGATGCTGACGTATTAGGTAAGAAGACTTATACGATGAGTAGTGGAATGCCGCTGTCAAACGGAATGAAGTTAAAATTTACAGGCAACATTTATCCTGTAAATTATGCATCGGGTTATTGGTATGTAGAAGGAGTGGGTACTGCAATTCGATTAGTTGCCGAAACTGACGTAGAAATTATCAGCAGCTACTCGCAAGAAAAAGCATTATTATTTGACGACGATGCGTTTGATCAAAGTCCATTCAGTACGGCAACTTCCTTTCCACAGAATAAAGATTATATTTTAGTTGCTCGTGGTAGTCCGGATAGAAATCCGTGGAGCCGATATAATCGATGGTTCCACCAAGATGTAATTACATCTGCTTCAATAGCATCAGGACAAGTACCCACCCTTGATCAATCCGCCCGTGCAATCCGCCCTATTATTGAATTTGATGCCGGACTAAAATTATTTAATTTTGGACACCAAGCAAAAACTAATGTTACGCTAATTGATACTTTTACAACAGATGCATTTTCCTCAATTGAAGGCAAGTTAGGATACAATATTGATGGAGTAGATCTAGCTAACGGTATGAGAGTTTTGTTTACTGCCGATACTGATTCATTAGTAAAAGGTAGAATTTTTGATATTAATTTTGTTAATGTTACAGTTCCCGGAAGACAAATAGGATTTTATGCATTATCAGGAATTGATCCTGTAACTGATATTATTACTATTGAAATTAATACGTTAACTGGAGGAATTGGCCACGGTCTAACAACTGGTAATCAGGTGCTGTATCTTAACAATGGTAACACTAGTATCTCCGGGTTAACTAACAGAAAAGCATATTATGTATCAGTAGTTAATTCAACACAGATTAAACTATACACTGACAAGAACTTAACAGTATCAGCAGATATTTTTGCCACTGGATCCGACGTTCACAAATTAGAAGCGTTTGCAGGCGTTCGCCGTCAGATCAACTTGGTAGAAGCTGCTGACAGTATTCCTTTAGAAAATGAGACTGTACTAATAGAGCAAGGTTCTGTAAATCAAGGACTAATGTATTGGTACACAGGCACAGCATGGAAATTAGGGCAAAATAAAACATTAGTTAATCAATCGCCGTTATTTGACGTGTTTGATTCTACTGGGGTTAGCTACGGAAATGCATTAGTGTATGACGGAACAACATTCACTGGAAATAAAATATTTTCATATAAGTTAGGAACTGGCACTAACGATAGTGAATTAGGATTCCCATTAGCTTATCAGAATATAAACAACATTGGTGATATTGCGTTTGAATTTAATTTGTTATCTAGCAGCTTCAATTATAAAAGCGTAGTCGACATTATTACTAAGAAAACTGATGTTGGGTTTCTAAAGTCCGTAACAAGTTTAACAATGGTTGAGTATGTTAACGGATGGAAGACTACAGAAATAACACATTTACAACCTATTATTAGAATTTTTAAAGAAAGTGGGCTAGTTAATAATTTTCCTATTGATGTTTATTCTAACGTAGATGATTTAGATGATTTAGAAGTTAGGGTATATATTAACGGAAAACGACTAGCTAGATCTGCGTATGCCATTGCTACTGGTAATATTAGAAAATATGTATTATTAACAACCGCTGTTGCAACTACAGATGTTATAACATTAAAATGTTTAGCAGCACAGCAAAAAAATGATAACGGATATTATGAAATTCCAGTTAATTTACAAAATAATCCGCTGAATGACAATCTATCTGAATTTACATTAGGTCAAGTAATTGATCACGTGGACTCGATAATAGATAACATTACTACATTTGTCGGTACATACCCGGGCACCGGTAATTTACGGGACATTGGAAATATTACACCCTACGGCACAAGATTTATTCAGCACAGCGGCCCAGTGAATTTAAGTTTATATCATCTTGGATCGTCGACTGCAAACGTTTTCAAGGCGCTTGAGCAAGCAAGAGATGATTACAGTAAATTTAAAAGAGCATTTATTGTAACAGCGTCAAGTTCGGGAATTGACACTGATCCTCGACGTCATGTTGATTTTGTATTAGCAGAATTAGCAAAAGATAAATCTACTTCACGACCATACTATCTATCGGATATGTATGGCTACTCGGCATCTACATTACTTGAATATACAGTCCTTGATGCTCGTACGAAAATGTATCCATTAACAACTGCATTTAATTTAACAGTATTATCTAATAAGTCTGTTAACATTTATCTTAATGAAGTACAGCTTATTGAAGGCATTGATTATGTTTTTGGCACTGACGTATTTTTTGAAATATTAACAGACTTAGTTGACGGCGATACAATTGTTGCTGTAGAATACGAAAGCACTGACGGATCATTCTGTCCTGCAACTCCTACTAAATTAGGATTATATCCTAAGTTTGTCCCTTCAAAGTTCATTGATACAACATATGCAGAACCAACAGAAGTTATACAAGGCCATGACGGTAGTATAACAATTGCGTTCGGCGACTATCGCGACGATTTAATATTAGAATTAGAAAAACGTATCTATAATAATATTAAAGTACAGTACGATTCAACTATTTTTAATATATATGATCATATTCCTGGATATGATAGAGTAACTACTTATTCAAAAGAAGAGTTTGAAGACGTATTAGGAACATTTTTCTATCAGTGGACTACTAATGTTGGAACGGACTATACTAAACAAAATGCCGAATGGTGGGACAGACTAAATCCATTCACATTTAATTATCGTGGAAATTATACCCCTGACGGGGTATCTGTGCCTGCATTTTGGAGAGGTATTTACCGTTGGGTATTAGATACCGATCGCCCACATACTCATCCGTGGGAATGTTTAGGATTTAGTATACAACCAAAATGGTGGGAAGAAGTATATGGACCACTACCATATACAAGCGACAATTTAATCATGTGGGATGATATTCGTCAAGGTATAGTTAAAGAACCGGGCCGACCTATTAGACGTTTGGAAAAATTTGCAAAATCAATATTAGCAAAGGGCGTTCCGGTAGACAATTCCGGCAACTTGCAAAACCCAGTCGATGCTAATTTTGTTAACGGCACAATTAAACCTACAGCCGAAGGATATTATACATTTGGAGATGTGGGCCCGGTTGAATCAGCATGGCGTCGTTCGGGGCATTATCCGTTTGCAGTTATTCAAACAGCCCTATTATTACAACCTAACAAAGTTTTAGGAACATGTTTAGATCGAAGCCGTATAGTCCGTAACCTTAGCGGACAATTTGTATATGCCGATACAGGATTACGTATTCGACTTGCTGATATTGTACTGCCATCTACAACATTAAGTTCAACAAGGGTATTAACATCTGGTCTAATTAATTATATAATTGATTTTATGACTAACGATACAAGTGTATTGATTAATCAATACCAAACAGATTTAGATTCATTAACTAATAATCTTGGAGTTAAGTTGGGCGGATTTACTGCAAAGAGTAAATTTAAATTATTATTAGATAGCAAGAGTCCCACAAGTACAGGCGGGGTGTTTGTCCCAGAAGAAAATTACACTGTTTTTCTAAACACATCTTCAGCAGTTAAAAAAGTTGTATATAGCGCCGTGGTTATTACAAAACACCCCGACGGATTTGAAATTACTGGGTATTACAACGAACAGCCGTATTTTAACTACTATCCATGGGTAGATTCGGCAAGAACTATTAATGTTGGAGGTATTTCTGACAGTTATATTATATGGACCGCAGGAAAGCAATATGTCGCCGGAATTGTTGTAAATTATAATAATCAATATTATAGGGTAAACATTGCTCATACTGCAACTGATACATTTGATAGTACGATGTTTTCAAGACTTGCTAACCTTCCAGTCACAGGCGGCCGCGATGCAAATATTCGAAAAGCGTGGGATACTACAACAAAACTAACTCTAGGATACGGCACAAAATTGTCCACAGTCCAAGATGTAGTCGATTTCTTGCAAGGGTACGGGGCATACTTAGCAGATCAGGGATTTGTGTTTAACGACTTTAATACAGAATTAAAATCTATTACTAATTGGGAAACTGCTGTAAAAGAATTTATGTTCTGGACAACTCAGAACTGGGGAGCCGGCGCAGTACTTTCTTTAAGTCCGTCAGCAAACAGAATATCGATGGTAACTACTAATAGTGTAGTTAACGATCTACTAGATCCGTTCTTTGGATATAAAATATTTAGAGTAGACGGTCAAAAATTAGAGCCTGAATTTACTAACACATATAGAAATGCTGAAGCTAATGAATTTTCAATAACGCCGGCTAACACAAATCACGGCATATATGGCGCTGTATTTTTTATGATACAGAAAGAACATGCATTAATTTTAGATAATACAACATTGTTTAATGACGTAATATATGACCTTGAGCCTGGATATAGGCAAGAGCGCATTAAAGTTATTGGATATGTTAGTCAAAATTGGAAGGGTGGATTTAATATTCCCGGATTTATATTTGACCAAGCTAAAATTAATGATTGGACACCGTGGGTTGATTATAAGTTAGGCGACATTGTAAAATACAAAGAATTTTATTATTCAGCATTGTCAACTCTTCCCGGAGTACAACAATTTTCTGCAGCTAATTGGGCAATATTGGCAGAGAAGCCGACATCAAAGATGGTAGCCAACTGGGATTACAGAACAGAACAATTCACCGACTTTTATGATTTAGACACTGATAACTTTGATGCCGAACAACAAAAATTTGCTCAACATTTAATTGGATATCAGAAACGTCAGTATCTTGAAAATATTATCAAAGACGATGTAAGTCAATATAAATTCTATCAAGGAATGATTATTGAGAAAGGCACACAAAATGTGCTTAACAAACTATTTGATGTACTAAGTGCTGATGGCATGGAAAGTTTAACATTCAATGAAGAATGGGCAGTACGTGTTGGCGACTACGGAGCAGTTACAGCATTTGACGAAACAGAATTTATACTAGACGAATCAAAGTTTAAAATTAATCCCCAACCAGTTGAGCTAGTATCAGCCATTGATCCCACAGTGATAGATTTTGTGTATAGACAACGTCCGTCAGATGTGTATATTAAACCATTGGATTATAATAACGATATATGGACTGTAACCGGTACTAAACAGTATCTGCGTACTCCCGGATTTGTTAGATACGACGATGTAAAATTAAGTGTTGATGTATTAAGTGATGCGGTACAATATGATATTAGTACATTTAGCGAAGGTGATTACGTCTGGTGTGCGTTCGAAAACAAGTTAAACAGCTTTAACGAAAAATGGAACGTATATCGATTTACTAATAGTCTGTTTAATGTTGAGGCCGTGACGTATGTAACCGGTGTCTTATCTATTACATGTGACAGGATCCCTGATATCACGGCTGGCGATATACTTGGTATTGAAAACAATGATTTGGTCAAAGGGTTCCATTCGGTATATTCAGTAGAATTGCGTACTATCAATATTAAAGTAAAAGTTGCAGGATGGGAAGCACCGGTTAATAGTACACAAATTTCACTGTATCAGTTCCTACCGTGCGTGTTTGATAACATTGAAAATGCAAACAATAACTTACCAACAGTTATCAAGCCTGGTGAATTACTGTGGGCAAAAGATTCCGGTAACGGTAATTGGGGAGTGTATAAAAATACTAAAGTGTATAATGTTTCTAATATTGATCTTGCCACAGTTCCGGATCTTACCGGTATAAATTTTGGGAAGAAAGTAACATTATCACAATCAGGAACAACCGCAATAGTTACCGATGCAGATCAAGTAATTATTTTTGAAAAGTATTATTCTACCCCTACTACATATAATTGGATTCAAAATCAATCAATAGTAATAGATACCTCAATTGCTGATATAGCAGCCCAAGAGTTTGGCTCTGAATCTGCACTATCTGCCGATGGCAAATGGTTAGCTATTGCTGCTCCGTATGCATCTAATGTTAACAGCAGTGGATTAAATAATCAAGGATACGTTTCTCTTTATTATAATACGCCTGGCACAGGGTATGTTTTTGTTGAGTATATTGTTAGTCAAACCCCGGATGACGACGAGTTGTTTGGATCTAAATTAGCATTTGCTAAAAATGGCAACACTTATATTTTAGCAATCTCGGCTCTTGATAAAGTATATTTTTATCAAGTAACAACGGGAGCATGGACTAATTATGTAACTGCATTGCCGATAATTGATGTATATAATATTGCAATATCTGCTACCGGAAACATGTTTGTTGCAGCCGCACCGATTGCAAATGATAGTGCAGGTGATGTATATGTATATCAAATAGGTGAAACTGGATATGATTTGTTTGATACCTTATCAGGTGCTACAGGTAACAGATTCGGCGAAAGTATAGCAATATCGCAATCTGCTGATTACATTGCAATTGGCAGTTCATTAGTTGATGTAACAGAAGTTGACCAAGGAGCAGTGTACATTTATACGCTTGATCCTACACAGTATACTTTATATCAAAGTATTGTGAGTCCCGCAAAAGAACGAGGAGAGCAGTTCGGAGCCGCAGTATACTTTACTAACAATGATACTACATTAGTAGTACTTGCAAAACTTGGCGACTTAAACAGAATAGGGACGATGGACGTTTATACAAGTTTATTAGAAGGCGCCGAGGCAGTTCATGGTAGTAGATATATTAATGATCCTGCATCCCCTCTTCGAAATTCTCCAACTACATTTGATAGCAACACTCTTAGAATAGTTAATAAACAAGTAGATACTGGACGAATTGACGTGTATGATATGTATGGTTCTAAATTCTTGTATGGTGAAAGCCTTGACGCTGACATTGTTGCAGTGAACGGCAACGGCTACGGTGCATCAGTTGCAGCAGGTAATGACACTATTTTAGTTGGCGCACCTAAAGACGATTTATTAACGGGAGCAGTATATTCTTACTCTAGGGCTGCTACGTATACGTCCTGGGAACTATACTATCAAGAACAACCAAGACCAAATATTTCTAATGTTAAAAAAGCGTACCTATATAACAGAGTAACTAACAGTATAGTAACATATCTTGATGTAGTTGACCCAATACAAGGAAAGATCCCCGGACCAGCCGATCAAGAAATTAGATATAAAACATACTTTGACCCCGCAACGTATTCTATAGGATCTGCTGCTGTTAATGTTGATAGTGGACTAAACTGGACTAAAAATCAAATAGGTATGTTGTGGTGGGATTTAACTCGCGCTAAGTTTTTAGATAATCAAGGTGGCGAAGTTGTATACAGATCAACAACGTGGAACAAGTTATATAAAACTGCCAGCATTGATATTTACGAATGGGTCGAAACAAAATACTTACCAAGTGAATGGGACAAATTAGCCGATACTGTTAAGGGATTAGCTGCTGGCATCAGCGGTACAAGTCGTTACGGAGATGCAGTTTACAGTGTTAAAAACAAATATGATACGGTGGGGCAAAAATTAATCCCAACATATTATTTCTGGGTTAATAATAAAACAGTTATACCTAATGTTGCAGGAAGGACGTTGTCAGCTGACAACGTCTCTGAATTAATTGCAGACCCCATCGGATACGGGTACACATGTGTAGCACCAACAGGCGCGAATAGCTTTAGTTTGGTTAATTTTAATAAAATTGTTCAAGGAACTGATGTAGTATTGAATTTCCAAACATGGCTAATTGACAATCACGAAATTAATCTACATAGTCAGTGGAAAATTATAAGCGAGCATATTAATACTACTATTCCTAAGAATATTGAAAATAAATGGATAGATAGTTTGATCGGAAAAGACAGTAACGATCGAGTAGTACCTGATACCAATCTTCCAGTAAAAAATAGATACGGGATTGAATTTAGACCACGTCAGGGAATGTTTATCAATCGAGTTGAAGCTCTAAAACAATATATAGAACATGTAAATGCTGTACTAATGGAACAGTTAATTGTTGACGAGTTTGACCTAAGTGATTTACTGTTATCTGATCCACTACCATCTACAGTTTCTGGATTATGGGATACTACAATAGATTTTGAGACTGAGTTAAAATTTATTGGTACAGCAACATTAGTTCAAGCAAGATTGACTGCTGTTACTGAAAATGGAATTATAACTGATGTATTAATAGATAATCCGGGATATGGATATAACAATCCACCTTTGATTAAAATCAGCAGTTCGGGTGTCGGTGCAATATTAACCGCAGTATTAGATGCTGTTGGTAGAATTGTTTCTGTTAAAATACAAAATCAAGGTCGTGGATACTTTGACGATACTATGTTGTCAGTTAGGTCGTATTCTGTATTAGTATTAAGCGACACTAATTCTTTTAACAAGTGGAGTATATATGCATGGAATAGTAAAGACAAGACATGGGACAGATCAAGAAGTCAATCGTATGATGTAACAAAATTCTGGAATTATACTGATTGGTATGCTACTGGATATACACAGTTTACAAAAATTGATCACTTAGTTGATAACACATATTATCTTGTAACCTTATCTGTAAATATTGGAAATATAGTAAAGGTAAAAAATATTGGTACTGGCGGCTGGCTATTATTGGAAAAATACAATAATTTAACAACTATTGATTACACGCAAAATTACAAAGTAGTTGGTAGACAAAATGGAACCATACAATTCTCAAGCAGTATCTATACGTTTGTTAACTCGTCGATAGGCTTTGATAATCAATTATTTGATGCATCATTATATGATAATTTTGCAGCAGCAGAATTGCGAATCATCATTACTGCTATTAAAGACAAAATCTTTGTAGATAATTTACGAGTAGAATATTTAAAATTATTCTTCTCAAGTTTACGTTATGTATTGCACGAACAAATTTTTATTGACTGGGCATTTAAGACTAGCTTTGTAAAAGCAACTCATAATGTTGGCGAGCTAAAAGAAAAAGTTACGTACAATAACGATAACTTGTCTAGTTTTGAAGATTATATAAATGAGGTAAAACCTTATAGAACAAAAATTAGAGAGTATGTTAGCTCATACAATAAAACAGATTATGCCAGACAGTCAACCACTGACTTTGACTTAATTCCGTTAGTTTCTGATAATTTAACAGTTACTCCAATGAGTGTGGTAGTTAGTAACGATGGAAGTATTACGGCAACTTCAAGTGACATTCTTGTGTACCCGTGGAAACATTGGTATGACCATGTAGGATTTACTATTCAGTCAATAGAAATATTTGACGGCGGCTCCGGATACATTAATCAACCAGTAGTTAGGATAGACGGAGGATTTGGTACAGGAGCAGCGGCCAAAGCATATATTTCTAATGGTAAAGTTAATCGTATTAATATAGTATCTGGCGGCACAGGGTATCTTAAAGCCCCAATAATTACAATTGATGGCGGATTATCAGAAGGCGGGACTCCTGCAACGGTAGTGGCAATAATTGAAAGTGAAGTAGTTAGATCTAACAAAATCACTATTAAGTTTGATAGAATAACTCGTTCGTATTATATTAGTGAAAAAACTGAAACTGAAACATTTACTGGTACTGGATCTCGTGTACAGTTTGCGTTAAAGTGGAGTCCTAGAATAGAAATTGGATCAGCATCTATTAAGTTATATCCAGTGGGTATTGATCCTGATGCACCGGGCGTAACCGGCATTGATATTTTACGTGGCGAATATGCATTAACCACTAAAAAATCTACAAGCAGAGGATACACTAGCTATTCGGGACTGTTAACATTGGACACAGCCCCTGCTGTGGGTGAAACTATTAGGATCACTTACGAAAAGAATTTTGAACATATGTCAGCGGCTGACAGAATTAATTTCTTCTATGAGCCATCAAGTGGCATGTTAGGAAAAGATCTTGCGCAGTTGATGCGTGGAATTGATTACGATGGCGTTCAATTACAAGGAATGGGATTCGGGGCAACTGGAGGATGGGATGCGCTTCCGTGGTTTAGCGATAGTTGGGACGGATTTGACGCCGCATTTGATGATAGAATCTTCACAGCAGGCGCCGGAGAGTATACATATGATTTACAATATGCTCCGGCAGTTGCCGAAATACTTAACATATATGTTAACGGTACTCGTATTGACGATCCTGATTTTATAACATATCCGTTGGCAGGTAAGCCGAATGTAGTAATGTTGCCAATTGCAGGCAACGGATCAACCGAAGTGTTTACTATACCCAACGCACACTTGACTATTGCTGCTGGTGATAAAGTTGTATTTCGTAAAAGCACAAGCGACGGAAGTGTTCTTCCGCAACCAAATGAATACGACACGCAACTTCAAGGCGGTGCGTTTAACGGCTCAGTCCTAACAACCGCTACTGGATATGCTCCTGCAGATATTAATATTGATGGCGACGATTTTGTCACCGCAACAACAAGCAACGCCCCGGAGGAGATTGTTCCTGGGCACGTAACAGATGCGTTAGCAATCAAAGTGTTCCATAGACCGGCAAGTGGTGCTCCTAATATTTTGTTTAAGAATTATGTAAGCAACGGCATAAACACCACTTTTGTTGTGGGTCAACACTTTGCAACCGAACGGGCAGTAATTGTTAAAGTTGGAAATGTTGTAATTGAACAGACAGCTTATAATATTGACTGGCCGTCTAATTCTGTGATATTTGATCTTGCGCCAATAGATAATTTGATAGTAAGTATAATAAGTGTTGGATTCAACAGTGATAATATTTTAGATTTAGATTATTTTATTGCCGACGGCACCACTACCGAATACGTTACTCGTGCTCCGTGGATTAATTCGGGACTAAGCTCTACAGTATTAGTTAATGGATTAGTAATTAGTTACGAATTATTTAGAACTGATTCTACATACAGTAGCCCTAATAGGACAGGAATTCGATTTGGCGCTCCAGTGACCTTAAACGCACTTATTAACTATATGATAGATACTAGCACAACTATACAGACGGCTAGCGTAGTAAAGAGTCAGACTATTACAACAGACGGCTCTACTACAATTTATGATTTAGATAATTTAAGCCCTGACTTATTACCAGGCAACGGGTTACAGCCATACGAAACAAATGTAATTGTGCGTAAAGGACAAGAAATATTACGTCCACCAACAGTGATATATTTCACAATGGCAGACAATGTATTGTCGTATGCAATTCCTTCACATAAATTTGCAACACACACAATTAACGCTACTGATATTAGAGCATATTCTGCTTCAAATAAGTTAGAACAGGGTGTGGGATATGTTGTTGATTTGTTTGGAATTACGATTAACATTTCTCAAGCATCGTATGTTGCAGGGGATAAACTTGCAGTAGTGATTGACTTATCTTCAGATTATACAATAACAGATGCAGGAACAATTGAGTTTACTGATACTTATCCTGCATCCACAACGTTAGAAATAGTTACATTCTATAATCACATGTTATTAGATATAGATAGGACTACTGATATATTTGTTCCATCAGCTACATTAACTCCGGGCACAACTGATTATTACGAATTTACCAACAAGTTAGGCGGATATTTTACTCTACGCCGCCCTGCTGTATCAGATGATTTTGTATGGATTATTAAAAACGGCACGTTACTAACACATAGTGTTGATTATGTTGTAGAAGATGATCGAATAACTGTTAAATTAAAAGATTCTCTAGAAGATACAGATGTAATTCAAGTAATGTTGTTTACTGACGAAGTTATACGTACGACATTTGGATATATGCAGTTTAAAGACATGTTAAATCGAGTACATTACAAGCGTTTACGTGCAGACAAAGCATCAACACTGGCTGCTGAATTAATACAATCTGATATCGAAATTACCGTAGTAGACGGATCTGTATTTTCTCTACCTAACCCGGCATTAAACCTGCCAGGTATTATTGAAATTAACGGTGAACGTATCGAATACTTTACTAAAGTTGGAAATGTTTTAGGTCAATTGAGACGAGGTACATTAGGAACAGGAACCCCTACAGTACATATTGTAGGAGAAGTAGTCCAGGACATTGGCCCAACTGAAACAATACCGTATACTGATCAAATCATTGTTGATACAGTAGTTAGTGATGGAGTTACTACAAATGTGGGCAACTTAACATATATTCCGGAAAATATAAACGAAGTTGATGTGTTCGTGGGTGGATATAAGCTAAAGAAAGTTGCCTATAGTCTGTTTGAAGAACTAAATGACCAGCCATACAGTTTAGAAGGGGACAGTACTTTCCCTGCAGAATTTAGTATAGGTGGAATTGATAATAGCGTCACGTTAACTACTGCCGCCGCCGATAATATTAAAGTGGTTATTGTTAAGAAAATAGGCAAAGAATGGGGCGATGCAGGTAAGAGCTTGGCAAATTCCGATAATAAGATCGCGAATTTCTTGAAGGAAAACACAACGGTTTGGCCACGATAAATAATAAACAATGAGAGATCAATATGCAAGGTAAAGACTTATCAGGAATTCATATAGAAGGTCATATTAAAATTTATGACCCTAAAACCCAAGAGGTTTTCATTAATAAACGTAATGCTATACACTACGAAAATATGAGCGTTGCGTTGGCAGAAAGTATTGCCAACGCCGGGCAAGGATTTATCTATGAAATTGCGTTTGGCAACGGTGGCACAACTGTAGATCCTACAGGTATTATTACCTACCTAACGCCAAATTCAACAGGCACTAGTGCTACATTGTACAGCGAAACGTATAGTAAGGTAGTAGATGATCGCTCAGTAACTAATTTAGATCCAGTTAGAAATAAAATTGAAACACGTCACGTGACGGGAACAAATTATACTGACGTATTTGTTACTTGCTTGTTAGACTACGGCGAGCCTCAAGGACAAGACGCATTTGACAATACTACTAACAATAATTCAGACTTTGTGTTTGATGAATTGGGATTAAAATCTTATAGTACTACTGGAAACAGCAAGTTGTTAACTCACGTAATTTTCCACCCGGTTCAGAAGAGTTTAAATCGATTAATCCAAGTTGACTATACTGTACGTATACAGAGTTTGACTGGACTAAGTGAGGTTGCATAATGGCATATAATATTGATCACTCTGATGCCCCAAACTACGGTAGTATTACGGTAGCCGATCAAACTATTAATCAAGAAACAAGTTTGACATTTGTGGGGAAGAATTATACTGGATATTCACAGTACATTGCAGAAAATTTCTTGCATTTATTAGAGAATTTTGCCAAGGCGTCCCCACCATCAAATCCACAAATAGGACAATTATGGTATGACACTGGATTGTTATCTGACCCAGCCCAGCCACAGTTAAAAGTATGGGATAGCACTAACTGGATAGCCGCCGGTAACGTTAGAAAATCAATCAGCGCACCACTTGCTGCCACAGCAACTCTTGGGGACTTGTGGGTAGACACTGCTAATCAACAGTTATCTTTATGGTCGGGGTCTAGTTGGATCCTTGTTGGTCCACAATTTAGTGAAGGAACACAGACTGGTCCTCGCATTGAAACTATTATTGATACAACAGCGCCTATTGGTATTAGCCATACAGTAATTAGTTTAATAGTAGCCGATGAAATTGTAGCAATTATTAGCAAAGATGCATTTACCCCAAAGACTACAATTTCTGGATTTGCAACGATTAGGCAAGGGATTAATATCTCTACCAAAGATTTTGACGGTGACGGCATTGTTCTTAATAAATTATGGGGAACCGCCGAGACTGCAAACAGCTTATTAGTAGGAAATAATTCAGTAGCAGCTACAAACTTTTTAAGAAGCGATGTTGCTAGTATTGCTAATTACAGTCTTGGGATTAGAAATAATTCAGGTCTTACAATAGGGACAGATCTTTCAACCTCATTAACAACTACTCAAGTTGGCGAATCAGTTTTATATAATAAAATTGAAGGGTCAAGTGTTTTTATTAGAATTAGACAAAGCGGCGCTGATAAAGATATTGTTACCGTGTCTGGAACAAATGTTGGTATTAATAAAACTAATCCTACAGAAGCGTTAGACGTAACTGGCATAATTAAAACAAGTGATAGCTTATTAATTGCAGGTAGTACTAATGCAACTAACTTAACTACTGGCAGCTTAAAAACTGCAGGCGGCGCATCTATTACAAAAAACTTGTATGTGGGACAAAATCTTGTTGTAACTGGTACTGCGGCAACTGGAGCACTAACAGTAACCGGCGCAATTGCCGCATCCGGCGCAATAACCGCACCTACAGTGACCGCTACTACATTTAACGGAACGTTTGTTGGCCAACTATCGGGTTCAGTTACAGGAACAGCAGCTAGATTAACTAGTCCAACGGTGTTCAGTTTAACAGGAGATATGACCAGTAATTCTATTAGCTTTACCGGTCAACAAGTTGGCGGTATTGCTACTTTTACTACAGTTCTTAACTCAGACTTTATTAATACTAAAACATCAGTTCTTGATTCTGTAATTTCTGATGAATTAATTATCCATAGAATTGGTACAGGATTAAGAAAAACTAATAAACAAACATTTTTATCAAATGTAGCAACAGTTCCCGCAGGTGCAATACTGCCCTTTGCCGGTATAACTGTTCCTAATGGATATTTGTTATGTGATGGTAGTGAGCAATTAATTTCTTTGTATCCGGAATTATTTGCAGCAATCAGTTACACATATAAACCGTTAATTGATATATTAGGAGTATCAACATTTGGATTACCTGATTTAAGAGGAAGATTCCCTCTAGGTAAAGATAGTATGAATAATGGAACAACGGTTCCATTCTTGCCGCTTAGTGCAACATATGTATCAGGGGCAATAACTCCGTCGACTAATTTAGTTGTAACTGATACCACCGGCATTGTTGCAAATATGATTATTACTGGCACTGGATTTACTAGTGGACAAACTGTAATTTCTGTAACAAACCCTACAACTATTGTAATATCGGCATCAGCAGACACTACTCCTGCGGGAACATTAACATTCTCTTATGCAGCACCCGGGCCTACAATTACTCCGGCTGCAGACAGGGTAACTTCCGTTACTGCCGATACTGTTGGTATGTCTGAAGGTACTGAAGATACAACATTATCTGTGGGCAATCTTCCACAACACAGGCACAACTTACAAGGAAATCTAGGAGGCCAGTATTATGCGTTTAGAAATACTCCGGGAGCGCCTGATGATACAGATGCTTCGAGCGGATTAGGAGCTACTGCTGCCGCTGCCGGACAGTACTTGACTAATAGCGGTCCTGTACAAACTACCGGATCAATAGGAGTTCCATTTAGTACAATGAATCCGTACTTGACAATTAACTACATTATCTTTACTGGTAGGATTATATAATGACTTATAAGATTAACAAAACCGATGGGTCGCTAATTGCCGAAGTTATCGACAGTGCAATCGATCAAACAACTATAGATATTACACTCATTGGTAAAAATGTATCGGGGTATGGGGAGTTTATTAATGAAAACTTTGTAAAGATCCTGGAAAATTTTGCTAACACTAGCCAACCTAATAACCCATTAGCTGGCCAGCTATGGTTTGATACTAGTGAAAACAGATTAAAAGTATATGACGGTTTTGGATTTAAAAATGGCAGCGGTCCTATAGTTTCTGGAACTGCGCCAACTACAGCTATACAGGGAGATTTTTGGATTGACAGTGCTGAAAATCAATTGTATTTTTATACTGGTGCTGCTAGTAGACATCCTGCTAGTAAGATATGGAAAGATAGTCAAGGAATATCTGGATTTGAAGTTGACACTATATATGATACAAATAATGCTCCTCGAGTAATTCTTAAATTATGGGTTGCAACGACACTATTAGGCATTTTTAGTAAATATGCAATTCCTTTTACTCCTAGAGATGGCACCTCTGGACTTAGTGGATTTACCGGCACAATTTCTCCAGGCTTTAATCAAGGAACATTATCTGGGATGAAATTTCATGTTACTGCTACTACTGCTAACGCACTACTTGATGCATACGGTAACAGCAAAACAGTTGAGAATTTTATAGCAACAAGTGGAACATCTACAATTGCAACTGATATTAACGGCTTTGGCACATTAGTAATTCAAAATGGTACTCCGTTGATTCTAGGACCAAGTGCTAATAGTGAAATCCGAGTAGATAACAATGCATTCCAAATAGTTAGTAATAATTCAGGGCAAAACTTTTTATTAAAAGTTAAAAATTCCAGTGGATTAGTTGATGCAATCACAGTTAATAGTTTAAATGAACGTGTAGGTATTTTTAATAATGCCCCAACAGTGACCCTTGATGTTAATGGTGATGTCTTGATTACCGGAGACTTAACAGTAAACGGTGCAACTACTACAATTTCAACGTCTGAACTTACTGTTGAAGATAAAAATATTATCATTGCAAATGTAGGATCACCAACTAACATTACCGCATCGGGTGCCGGCATTACTATTAGAGGCACAACTAATAAGACTATTGCATGGAATGACCACACTTCATATACTAGTTTTGATATCTCTGAAAGTATTAACTTGGCAGTAGGTAAATCTTTATATATTAACGGCACAGAAATTTTAAACTCAACCGGTCTTAGCGCAGCAATTACCAGTGCTCCGGGTATTATAAGTTTTGGTCCGCAGATTGAAGTAACAGTTGACAATTTGTACTTAAATAATAATAGATTAAGTTCACTAGATACCGATGGCAATATAGAGCTTGCGCCTGATGGCACCGGCAATGTTGTGTTAATCGGTAGCCCTAAAATTACGGGACTTGCTGATCCCACTAGCAATCAAGATGCAGCCACAAAAATATGGACTGAAACATATACTAGAGCCCGCACTATTCCGTTAAGTTTAGATATTACTGGATTAAACAGTGCAGGAATTGCCGCAGTTTTAGATGATATTGCTCCTACATCATACTATGAAGAAGGTACTCGGGCTAGGATACATTGTACAGCTCAAGTAATTACATATCCTGCTGTTTCTTTAACTAATTCAACAAGTCCAGTTACTACCGGTGATTTTGTAAAACATTATGTTGCAGTTGATAAAAATTTGGGGAATCAAAATCAGCCTGTATTAGAAGATTTTGACATCAATTCTTTAAATTTAGGCTCAGCAACCGTAACCGTAACTAGATCATTAATGATCTTTGAAATACAGTCTAGCCTATGGACAGACATCACGGGTCCATAAAGCTAAATACTAACAGTTAAGGGGTAGATCGAATGGCGTATAGCATTGACAGATATAATGGGACAACACTTGCCGTCGTTGAAGACGGTACCATCGACAATACGCTCGATATTAAACTTATCGGCAAAAATTACGCTGGCTATGGTGAAGTCCAAAACGAAAATTTTTTACATTTGTTGGAGCACTTTTCTAGCCCAACAGAACCCCCACGCAAGATTACTGGTCAAATTTGGTATAATAGTGCTACTAAAAAATTACAATATTATACAGCAACTGGTACTACTGGGTGGAAAACGACCGGTGGCGCAGAAATTGGAGCCACTCCTCCGACTAGTCCTACAGTAGGTGATTTTTGGTGGGATACTGCTAACGATCAGTTATATTCATGGAGCGGAACAGAATTTATCCTAGTTGGACCTCAAGGAGTCTCAGGTAGCGGTACTACGCAGATGAAATCTCGTAGTCTTAGGGCTACCTCTGGAACAGGCGGAGCATTAGTACCAGTTATCCAAGCGGTAGTTGACGACGATACAATCTATATTATTTCTAAAACGTCGTTTGTAATTGATAATGCAGTACTAGGCAATAGTATTGCAGGGTTTGGAATTATTAAAGCCGGTATTACATTAAAAGATACTAATAATGCAGAAGGCATAACAACAACTGCAACTGAAGTGTTTCACGGAACTGCCACAAATGCACTTGCACTAGGCGGCGTATCTGCTGACGATTTCATTGGCATTCTTGACTTTGATTTCTCCGCAGCAATTGGCGCGGTTGGATTTAACGACAACGGACTTACAGTCGGCGGGTCTGTAGGCGCACTAACAAATACACTAACAGTTAATATTACTAGTGGTAATCCGTTAATTAAGTCTGCAACTTCTCTGATGTCCTTCCAGACAACATCAGGAAGTATTAGAACACCATTGACACTATCTGGTAATAATATTTTACCAGGTGCAGATAGCATATCTAATATTGGATCTGCTAGTTTTAAATATGCAACAATTTATGCAACATCATTCAATGGTCCAGCAACTCAAGCTGACACGCTTAATGTTGGTGGAATATATCGATCAGCAACCGCAAATGCGGTAGTACACACTGTAGCAGCTCGAGACAATCTTGGCGATTTAACAGCTAACGTATTCCGTGGTATAGCTACTTCAGCACAATATGCTGACTTGGCAGAAAAATACCTTGCAGATGCAGAATATGAAACCGGAACAGTAGTTGTAGTAGGTGGTGAAAAAGAAGTCACTGCTAGTTCGTGGGGTAAACGTGCAATAGGCGTAGTATCTGCTAACCCAGCTTACATGATGAATAGTGAGCTAGAAGGCGGAACATACATTGCTCTAAAAGGTCGTGTTCCTGTAAAAGTAAGTGGGGCTGTTCGCAAAGGCGACCACCTAATTGCAGCAAATGACGGATGCGCAAGCGTTGCTGTTCATCATTCAAATGATGTTTTTGCCATTGCATTAGAAAGTAGCGACAATACTGGTGTCAAACTAGTTGAAGCAATTGTATTATAAGGGATAAAACATGTCAGCAGGTGTTGGGTCAATAATTGAAAAAGCCGATTACGATACGATTAAAGCTAAAGCAGATTTAGTTTTTGGAACCGGATCGGGACAAACTGGGTACGGGCAGTCTATAACCTCACCAACAGTATCTGCAGGAGCTGTAGTATATGCATCACAGTGGCTTGCATTGAGAAATGATATGGTCAAAGCACGCCAACACCAAACTGGCACATCAATTGGCACAAGTAGCGCAACAGATGGTGCAAACTTATTAATACCAGAAAGCGGTGGCTCCATTACAGAAGCATTACGTAATCAATTTAATTTATTTTCAAACACTATAACTTCAGATAAATTCTCAATCGGTGCTTCACAATATTCAAGTGAAGTACTAATTACAGGAACTCGTTCAACAGCATGGAATGGAACATTAACTCATACCGTTACAATTTCGAGTACTGCTGATAACATACGACAATTTTTCAATGCTGGCGGAAAAATACGTGTATCAGCTAATAGGTCCGGCGGCACATCAAGCAGCAAGAATACAACTTGGGATACTATGTTTACTCAGATGGGTGAATTTATTATGGATTATACCCAAACAACATACACTGGCGCAACTGCATCTGGATCTGCTACCGGCTGGTTTGATCTTACAACATCAGATGTCCTTATTGCACAGAAAACTGCGCCAGCTGGTTCATATGCAGAGAACAGATATTATATCTATGCTCGACGAGATTCAGGGTCAACGCAACTAATTTTAACAATTCAGTTTGCTGATCTTGACGTCGGAGATCCAAACTTTGACGAAAATGTTGACGGTACGTTAAACAGCGTAGTCAGCCAATATCGACCTTCGGGCACTAACGTATCAGTAACTAGTCCAACTGCTACGCAGTCAGTATTATAACTCCAAACCTCTTGACAAGCTAATTACTATAATATATAGTAAAAGCTCTGGAGGTTACTGTGGACGAACGATTAGAAAAAGCATTTCAAACAGCCAATTATATGACAACGTTGAGCAATCAACGCAAGGTCATTCTTGAAGAATTTCAACAAAGTCTTATCTATTATTTTCAAGGTGCAAGTTTCACAATTGATAGAAACTTAATCACCTTTATTGGCACCCTAGTTGCCCGCGATACTACCGTTGCAGTAGTACTTGACGACAACAATATCCCAGTAGAAATACCCGATTTAAAATCGTTTTTAGACGAGATCATTTCTATCTACTTTAGTGCAACTAACGACTATTTGGTAAAGTACAATCAAATTAAAACCAAACGCCGTGTTGGCGATTTAATGGCCCTATGACACGTGGCGTATTAATATTTGCGCAAAATAATGCAGAGATTGACTATGCGAAGATATCTTTGTTTGCAGCCAAACGAGTAAAAGAATACCTAGGTGTACCTGTTAGCCTAGTTACAGATAGCGCAAGCTGGCTCAAACAAAGTCAGCCAGATGCCGAACAAGTGTTTGATCAGATTATAGAAATATGGACAGAGACACATCAGACTAAAAAATTTTACGACGGATCGTTAGCCGTAAAAACATTAACTTGGAAAAACTTATCACGTGTTGATTGTTGTTTTTTGTCTCCTTATGACGAGACCCTAGTTATTGACAGTGACTTTATTATTAGCAGTCCCACATTAAAAAATATATGGGATAATCAAAACGATTTTTTAATTTATAAAGATAGTTTTGACCTAGCCAACTGGCGTGACGACCGCAGTTTTAGATATTTAAATCAGCATTCTATTCCGTTCTATTGGGCCACTGCATTTTATTTTAAAAAGACCGCAGCTACGTGGGCGTTCTTTGATTTAATTAAAAACATTAAATTAAATTGGAATTATTATAGATTGTTGTATAATATAGATTCTACAGTATTTCGAAATGATTTTGCGTTTAGCATTGCTATACACATGATGGGTGAAGATTTTGCAACTCCGTTGCCCGGAAAGATGAACTACATTTTAGATAGAGATATATTGTTAGAAATAGATAATGCTAAACTAAAATTTTTAGTAGAAAAGAAAAACTATAATGGTGAATATACTGCTATTAAAACTAGCAATCTAGATGTACATGTTATGAACAAATTTAGTCTTACTCGTTGCATTGATGGAGTAGTACATGAGTAAGGGCTTTTTAGTACTTGCTCAGAATAGTGATGTTGACTATATTAGACAAGCATATGCGTTAGCTCTAAGTATCCGAGCAACACAGCCTACTATTAATAATATTAGTATTGTCACCAACGATGCAGTTCCTAAAGAATATCAAGCAGCATTTGATCAAATTATTCCAATTCCATTTAACGATGCTGCATCTAATAGTACATGGAAAGTTGAGAATCGTTGGAAACTTTATCATGCAAGCCCGTACAATGAAACTATAATATTTGATACCGATATGTTAGTATTAGATAATA